AAATCCTCTTACTGAATATCCAGTGTCATCACCTTCCATAGTAGTAAAAGCAGTATAATTTTGTTTTGATATCATTTCATTCCTAACATGAGTTTGTTTTTTTTCTTTTTGAATTCTTCGAATGAAGGCGTAGTAGATGATTTGGGTAAAGTATGCAAAAGGATTCGATGACTTATCTGGATTAAAGTTCTTAACGTATTGAAGACAGTTTTCGATTCCATCAGATATCATCTCATCTCTGTATGTGTAGTTGATAAAGTTGGGCCGGTAGGATAGGTGTGTGGCTATCTTTAGGAAACACTCTGCGATATAATTAGTAACAGGGGGAACTTCATCACCCTTTTCTAAATCAAAAGTTGCGTTCCATTCAACCATCGCTCCAAGAAATTCTTTGTTGTTAACGTAATGTGGTTTGTTCGATTTAGATTTAGGCATAAAATCTTCCTTTATTCATATTATTACTTAGAATACACTATTGAACTAATAATGTCAATGACCTTTTATTTTATAAAAGAGGCTTGACTCTTAATCAAATATGTTGTATAAAGGGTATGTCCTTTATGCAGAACATTACTTTAATGTATTGAATCACTATCAGTATCCATAGATTCCAATAGCTCATCATAGATATCATCATTATCAATATCTTCATCTAAAAGTACATCTTCGTTTATTTCTATTTTTCTTAGGATATATTCGTAATATTTAGATAGGCCAGGAGATACATCAGCAATCAAAAGAACGCTAGAATTTGGTATATTAAAAGTTTTTGTTTCTGTATACGGGTGAACCCAATGGCTTAAATTTAAAGATTCTGCTATATGATCACCTGAGAATTTAGGAAAAACTTGCAGTTTTAGTGGAGAATTTACTTGAATACTGTTGTCTTTTCCTTTTTCAATAGAGCATATAATATCTTCACCATTAATAAGTTTAACTAGTTTGAAATCATTCATTTTAATTTTACCTTACTTATATCATAATCGAATTGTTCTTCGTTATAAATATTTAGTCGTTCTGTAAAATGGTTAAGTGTGAAGTTCCTTCTTTCATTATAACTAATATCATCTGCAATGTCATATATCAAAACGGAATCTTTACTTGATGATGTACGCAGACCTCTCCCGATGGACTGCAAGACTCTAATCTTTGACTTACTTGGACTTGCGAGCACGATGTTATTAATATTACGGATGTTAACGCCAGTGCTAAAAACACCAAACGAAGCGATGGTGGTTGATTTGCTGTGTGTCTCAACCAATCCACGAATCTTCTCCCTCTCACTAGTATCTGTTCCACCATATACAAAATATACATTTTCTTCTTCTTTCATTCTATCATTTAATATTTTACCGTGTTTCTCTACAAGTTGAAAGAGACACAGAGTGTTACCATTAAGATGACGTAATAGATTGACCACGAAGTCAGTTCTCTTCTCGTTAGTAACAAGGTATTCAATTTCTTCAGCATAATCCATTTTCTCCCGAATGTTTGGATGTCTCAATATAATACATTTAATTTTTAAACTTGCTAAAGTATTTTTATCTATAAGTTCTTTTGTAGTAACAACTTTCTCTGCTGCACCAAATAGTCCCTCTAGTACTAACTGATGGGTCTGTGTACCGTCTAACGTCCCTGTAAGACCGAATCTATACTTACATTGATGCATCTTAGTCATAATACCAGTAAGAGACTTTGCCTTAAACATATGAGCTTCATCACCGATTACACACCCAAAATCACGAAAGTATGCCTTGGGCATTTTATATAGAGATTGCCATGTAGATATTACAACGTCTTTTGTAACTTTTCGATCATGCCCTTGATATATTTTTTGACAGTATGTACCAGAACTCCAACCATAATCCTCAAAGTCTGAATACATCTGTTCTACCAGCGAAGTAGTAGGAACGAGTATTAGAGTTTTCAATCCCATCATCTGGTAATAACGTACCAGAGAATATATTATTAACGACTTACCAGAAGCAGTAGGGCTAACAAGAAGACTCCTATTTCTGGATATGGCCAGTTGAAAAGCTTCCACCTGATAGTCTCGAATTTTGAGAGACTTACCTTGTGATTTCGGTTTGAGACTCTTGATGAAATTTCTAGCATCCTTGTTATTAATATCCCTACCATCTTCTACTCCTTCTTCTAGTATATAGGAAATTGCGTTACTATCACAGAATTTCTGTACGTATGGTAATAGTCCTACATATATCTCACCTGTTGCTGGTGAGAATAGTCTTATCTTTCCATCCCACATTTTATTACGATACATAGGCATAAACTTAAAGCCAGGAACCTCAAACGTAAAGAACTCTGAAAGTTCTTGGTTTGTAGATGGGTCTAGGTCTGTTATGACCAGAAATACTTCATTCTTTTTAGATATTAGCATTTTGCAATGTATGGTCTTCTCCATACTTACCTCGCATTATAACATTCCATGATATAGTGATTCGCTCACCTACATTACTAGGAACCCAATGTTGCAACCAAGATGGAAACACTACACCGTGTCCTGTCTTAGAATTAACTTGAAACATATTAGAATTTTGTATTATATATTTTTCTTTTCTAGGAACCAATACTTTACATTGACCTCTAGGATCAAAGAATTGTGTACCAGAAGTTTTCTCTGATGCCTTTAGGTAATATATACCAGAGTGAATACTATTTGCATGGGTGTGTGGTGGATGAATACTACCATCATTCTGTAGGTTAGCCCACATCTGTGTCACTTCTACCTTCTGATATTCATATCCTTCTTGCACAAAAATATTAGAACTTATTGCATGTACAAAGTCTGTGAGATATTTAAACTCAGGTTTTAAGTGTAGATTATCATCTCCTTGATATAATCCAAAAGGAGCATCTTCACCTGTCTGTACGTTCTTGTATTTGTTCTCGAATTTATCTGAAATATAATCAATCATTATATCATGTTGTTGTGAAGATATCTCCGAATCAAACTCGTAGATTGATGTTGGGAATAAATTTGTCTTTGCTACATTAACCATGTCACTATGCTCCATCTTGTCCCTTTAATTACTTCTTTTGCTTCATGGGGAAACATAAAATTAGAAGGGAATATAATACCAGAACCTGCCTCTGGATAAATTATTTTATCTGCAACTTTAAACTCTCCACCTTCATAATCGTCATTGAGGTATAGAAGAGCAGATACTTGAGGGTATCCATATTGTTGACCATGACTGTGGTGTATGTTATCAACATGACTTGACATAAATCCACCTTCAGGATATCGATTGATTCTAAAATCTGTTGTATGTTGTACACTGAATAACGGAAAGTCTTCTGAATATCTTTTTATAACTTCTTCAAATCCATTCTTTATAGAGTTATAGATTATATGTTCTTTACCTATCCAGCACTCATCCATACGTACACGTTCTTCATCATCTATCTTTCCAGAGTGATTCGAATATGTAGAATTTATCCATTCTAAATTTTCTGCACATATTATATAACGACATTGTGGTGGTGTTAGAACTTTACGATAATACCTAATGTATTCACCAACATCCATTTAAAACCACCCCATTAACATTTTACCTTCTTCTGATACCATATCCATAGAAAAAGGTGGATCAAATATTAGATTTCGTTCAACAGAAGTTACACCCTCTACACTTTCGATTGCATCAGTAATGCTTTTACAGATTTGTTCTGCAAATGGACACATCATACTTGTAAGTGAATGTTCACATAATACTGAACCATCTTCTTTAACTTCTAGTTTGTAGATTAATCCTAGATCGTAAATGTTGACGCTAGGCATCTCTGGGTCATACACACATTTTAGTTCAGCAATAACCTGTTCTTCTACTGACATTACACCATTCCTGCTTCAAATTTCTTCCATCCAATAGCGTGACTTACATCCCATCCACGATTATCGATAGACTTAATAACACCATCTATATATTTTATTACAATTTCTAGATAATTAATTTTTGCACCAAGTTCTATAATCTCATCATCAGAATTGATATACATTGCTAAATCAGTTTTTAATACTTTAAAGTCAAATGGTTTAGACGCATATATCTTTGCATCTGCTTTACCGCCATAGTATTCCCACTTGGCTCTATATAACTTCTGGTAGTCACCTTTATTTTTGACAAGTAAAAGTTCGAACCGTGTTTTATAGTCTAACCATTTTGATTTGATATCTTGGTTGCGAAAGGACTCCTGATCCAGATGCTCTTGATCAGTGATAGGTAGGTCTTTGTATGCTTCTTTTTTCAATTCTTCTAAATTCATAATATACTTTCAAAGTGGAGCAGCAACTTGATAAAACTTTCTTTTAATATTTTGTCTTAAAGATACAGACTATTTTTGACATTTGTTAAAGCTTATCATTTACCACTCATGTTTATTTATAATGCTGTCAAAGTGAAGATATTGTAATTAAAAGATACAGTCATAGTAAAAATTTCAGAATCAGTTCCACCCTGATCATATGATAATGATCCCAAATCTGTAGGAAACATATCTTGAAAATCTATCTGTACAATAGGATTATTTTTATTAGACAATACCATAAGATATCCATCAGAGTACATTGCCCTATCTGGCGTTGCACTTCCAACTGTATCTGAAGAAGGTTTGTTAGATGCGACAGCAGGAGTGTTTGAAGTTACATCTCTAAATTTAGTAAACTGTTCACGATTCTGAGGAAAACCTATACCAGTAATCCAATTATGAAGCGAACTATAGTTCTCTAGATATTCATCTACAATAAAAGTAACTTCGAGGGGCCCATACGTTAATTTATCACCCGTTATTGGGATATTTTTATAGGGAGATGCTAGTTCAGTAGTATCTAAAGTTATAGAAGGTAGAGTACAAGCAGTCACAAAATATTCAACCTTCGGTAACTGATGAATACCAAATTTGAATTGCGTTGGACTTGCATAGTCTAATTTTGTTGGTTGTCTGTCTAGAGGCCCAGCCATGTTTATCTCCTATTACTATTTAGGTACAAAAAAAGGGGGAGCAAGATGCTCCCCCAAGTTTAGTAATTCCCTTATCTTACATAAGGTTAGTAACTTTAACTCGGCGATACCAAGCGTTTGTGTTTGCATCAAGTGAAGCGTTACTATTAACGGTATCACCAGCTGCAACCGCACCGGCACCAGCGAATGGATTAGCAGCAAGACCATAACGTGTCTTGAAACCAATCTTAGGCTGGAAGGAACTTTCGCCAACCGCACGTACCATCTGAAGAGGTACATATGGGCAATAAAAGAAACCAGCGTCATAAGGCGATGTACCTTTATAACCACAAACATAGTACTGACTAGCAGCAACATTTGCAGAATAAGGATCAACATAAACCTTAAAACGTCCGTTCATAACACCAGCAAATGTTGTACTTGTGTCATCTACGGAAAGATTGTTGTTAAGAGCAGGAGTGTAATCTAGTACACCAGCCATGTTCAATGCACTTGCAACGTCAGCAGATACAATCAACATGTTACCCTTACCACGACGAGTCTGTTGACCAATCGCATTG